GGTCAAAGCGGTGATGGCCAGACTCTACGACGGCGTCACGGTGCACGACGCACAGCACGCCGTCGCCGAGGTCAAAGCCGTGGACGACATGACACCGGAAGAGCGACGCATCTACAACGAACTCATTCCAGAGTTCCGCAAACGTGGCGCGTCGTGGGTGCGCAAGATTATGCGCAACGAAACCGTTGACCCGACGTTGCAGGACGTCATCGCCCCCGTGCTGAACCGTGAACTCACCACGGTGGCACAGCGACGCATTGACGAACTGGGCACCGATATCGGCGTGGTCGCCACCGACGCCACCAATGACCGCATCGTGGATTGGCTCGTGGACTACGTGCCAATGGAGACCAAGCTCATTGACGCCACGACCGCAGAGCGCATCAAGAAAGTCATCGACGCATATCGCCAGACACCGGGGATGACGGCGGAGGACGTGGCCGCCATGTTGAATCCTGCCGTTGACCCGGCAAGGGCGCTCATGATTGCACGCACCGAAATCGTCAGAGCCCAGACACAGGCGGGCGTCATCTACCAAGGCTACCTCAAAGAGCGAGGCTTGACGTATCGGCGCTATTGGATTACAGAACGCGACGACCTGACGTGTCCTATCTGCGGACCACTCGACGGCAAGCCCGAAGAGGAATGGGCGGGCACTGAGCCACCTGCGCATCCGAATTGTCGCTGTGCCACGGCGCTGCGATTGGTGAAGGACTGACCATGCCGACAGAGATTGAAATCTTAGGACGCATCACCACGGCGATGATAGGCGAAGCCGTGCGCACGGTCACGCTGGGCTATGCGCAGGAAGTCGCCGGTATCTTACTCACGGATAAACCTGAGCCACCGAAGCCGGGGTCAATGGTCTTCACATCGGAGCGTCAACGGCGTTTCGTTATGGCCAACATTCGCAACGGCAATATCACGGTGCCGTATGTGCGTGGACGTGGCAACAAGCTGCGAGGGAGTCAAAGCCTGTCGCAGTCATACCGCACACAGCTCGACGGCGACACCGCAACGCTGACCTCGTCGGCAAGCTATGCGCCCTACGTTGTCGGTGACCAGCAGGCACCGATACACCAAGGGCGATGGACGACGGCACGCCAAGCCGCCGACCGCATCAAGCAAGATGGCACGTTGCAAACCATACTGACCAAGACGATGGAGGGCTTGTAATGCCGTACTACATGGAGGCAAGCGGAGGGCAATTCTGCGTCTACAAAGAGGGCGAAAAGGATCCTTTGCAGTGCTATGACAGCGAGGCACGCGCCGAAGATTACCTCACAGCGCTGAATATTGCGACGGCTGATGAAGTCAAAGCTGAGCCATTCACACCGCCTGCCGACGTCGCCGACAATGCCCGCAGAGCACTCGAAGTGCGTGCCGAGAAGCCACCGTCACAGCGTGGCATGACGGCGGTCGGCTTAGCACGGGCGAGGCAACTGGCCAATCGTCAGCCGGTGTCGCTTGACACGATACAGCGCATGGTCAGCTACTTCGAGCGCCACGAAGTGGACAAAGCCGGGTCGACGTGGGATGAGCAGGGCAAGGGCTGGCAGGCGTGGATGGGCTGGGGCGGGGATGAGGGTCGCACATGGGCGAATCGCATTTTACAGCAGGAGACGAAGATGGAAGACAAAGAGACCTACAAGGCAAGCCGTCGCCACAGCGAAGCGGACATGAAGCTGATTCGCCAAGCACGCAAGGCGGCGAAGAGCATCGCCAGTTATATGGCCGACCTTGGCGACGACGGCATGGAAATGGACGAAGAGCCAAAGGCGGTCAAAGCCATCGAAGAGATGGGCGAGTTCAACACACGCCAACGCATGATGGTGTCAAGCTTGGTCGAAGTCACACACGACGCCGGCAAGTTTGACCAAGGCGTCGGCGCCAACGGTGCGCACTACATGCCCGCAGCAAAGAATCCCTTCGCCAGTCAGGGCATCGCCTGTGAGTATTGCTTTTTCTACCAACCCGATGGGCAGTGCGCCATCGTCGAAGGGGTCGTCGAAGAGTACGGTGTGTGTAAGCTGTGGATAATTCCCGAAGCCGTCATCACCATGGAGACCATGGAAGCCGAAGCCCCTGCCGAGGAGATGATGGAGGAAGCTGGCGAAGAGATGGACGAGGAGATGGCAGAGGATGCCATGGCATCAGCGGAGTCTGTACGAAAAGCCCTTGACACTAGCGACACAATGAAAGTAGAGGCGGTGAAGTTCGCTCGCCGTCTACTGGGGAGAGACTAGATGGACGTCATCACAAGCATGGGCTCAGCGGTGAAAGCCGTCGCACCATATACGATCCGTGGGCGAGGCGTCGTCTTTGGCGGTGAAGACCTCACCGGCGACACCTTCACCAAGGACACCGACTTTGGCGAGACGCGTCCCTTCGTCGGGATGCCCGTCTACTACGACCACAGCCTCGGCGGACTCCGTGGCCAGATTGGCACCGTCAAAGCATGGATGCCAGCCGACGACGGCATCGACGTCGAAATCGAAATCGACCGACGCAACAAGTACGCCGAAGACGTGATGAAGTTGGTGAAGAAAGGCGCTTTGGGACTCAGCACCGGCGCTGTCTCGCACCTCGTCGTCCGTGACGGTGGCGAAGTCAAGCGGTGGGTGGTCGGTGAAATCTCATTGACCCCGACCCCGGCAGAGCCTCGCACATTGACCGAAGTTAAGACCGCGCAGGACACCGCGTCGAGCATGGCTGGCGCACCGTCAATCGGTACTGACGATACATCAGACACACAGCAAGGAAACGACACCACCATGTCAGACATCAAAGACGCAGTCAAGGCTGCAATCAACGAACTTGCCGGCGAGCCCGTCGCCGGTGGCACCATCGCCCCAGTCCAGCCCGCTGTCAAGACCGTGGCTATGGACAACGACATCGACCCCTTCGCCAGCCGTGACTACGAGCGCGCCTACAAGAGCTACGTCCGTGGCATCGCCGACAGCTCAGCCCTCAACGTGTTGCACAATGCGAAGAGCGCAGCCTTCAAGACCATGACCGAAGCCACCAACAATGACGGGGGCTTCACCGTACCGACGACCGTGAATCGCGAAATCGTGGCACGCCGTGACGACATGAGCTTGCTTGGCCAATTCGCCTTCACGCGCATCACGACCGAGTCATGGAAGCACATCATGCCGGCGCAGTCCACCAAGGCAACTCCCGGTATCGTCGCAGAAGGCGTCACCGCTACTGCCAGCGAGCCCAACTTCGCCAACTCACGCACGATTCAGCTGTACAAGGACACGCTCGAATTCGCCGCATCGGATGAACTCTTGGCCGACACATCGTCGAACCTCGAGCAGTTCATGCAGACCGAAATCGCACGAGCGATGGCTGTCAGCGCCAACAACTACATCCTCTTGGGCACTGGCTCCAGTCAGCCCTACGGCCTCAATGCCCGTGTGACGAACTCGGTGCCACTCAGCGCCAGCGCCATCACCAATGCGCAGGTCGTCGCTGTCAGCACCGCTGTCAACGGGTCGTACTTGCAGAATGGCCAGACCGGTTGGGTGATGCGCAACGCCACCTGGGGTGCACTGCGCACGCTTGACCTGACCAACTACCACCCACTGAGCGCCATCGAGAATGGCATCCGCTACACCGAGGGCTGGCGTGTGGCACTGAGCGAATCCGTCGCCGCCATCGGCACCGGCAACAAGTCGCTGTGGTTCGGTAACTTCAACTACTACGCCTTCTGTGAGCGCACATCGGGCGTGCAGATTGACCGCTGGCGTGACGTGCGCAAGGGGCTCACCTACATCGTGGCGTCATGGCGCTACGGTGGCGACGTGACACAGCCCGAAGCCTTCGCCGTCGGGACGCATGCCTAAGAGTGACCACGTGGGGCGGTGCACACGCATCGCCCCACACCAAAGGAGATGCCCATGGACGTTCAACTCATTCATCGCCTTGTGCACAGCGACGGCAACACACACACCGTCTACGAGCCCGGCGATATCTTTACCACGACCGACGAGGACGGCGCCTTGCTCATCGCACAGGGGAGCGCCGTCGCCCTCGAGGAAGAGCCCAAGCCAGACCCGAAGCGCACGACAAAGAAGGTCATCTAAATGGCGTACATCACCGCAACTGACCTGAAAAACTACATGAAGATTTCGGGCAACTCCGACGACACACAGCTGGCACTCTTTGCCGATCGTGCGCAGCATGTCGTCGAGTCCTACACGCACCGGGTCTTCGAGTGGGCAGGGGCTGGCACGGTGAAAAAGTTCACGCCGACGTCGTACCTTGACGGCGGTGACCTCCTCGACATCTACACGCTGTCCATGGGGATGCATGAGTTCTATGAGCTCACCAGCATCACCAATGGCGACGGCACAGCGGTGTCACTGTCCGACGTCGTGACCATCCCCGGAAACCTGACGCCGAAGTACGCCATCAGACTGAAGTCCAACGTCAACATCCGATGGACGTACACTGGCGCCGTCGAGGAAGCCATCAGCGTGACGGCGAAGTGGGCGTACAGTGCGACGGCATCGGCGGACATCGTGCAAGCGGCGTTGCGCATCGGTGCATATCTGTACCGACAGCGTGACGGCACGCCAGACAGTGACCGCCCCATCGTAAGTGCCGACGGCGTGGTGCTGTCTGCGCCAAAGATTCCCTCGGACGTCCTCGAGCTCCTACGGCCATATCGGCGGAGGTCATAGCATGGGAAGCCAGCTTGCCACCATCGTGACCGCCGTCGCCAACATGACCATCACGGGCTACGCCTACACCGTCCACGTCGGCGATGAGATGCGCAATCACTTCGACATCGCCAACATCCCATGCCGGGTCATCAATGCCGTCGGCTTCTCATCGTCCATGGCACGGGTGCAGACCTTCGGGTCTGGCCATGTCATGACGACGGAGTGGACGATCACTGACATCGCCCTGATACGCAAAGCGGGCATGGGCTTCGGGCTCAAGGACATTCAGCCAGAATTGCAAGGCTACCTCGCCGCCTACCATGACGCCGTGCGCACCTTGGTGGCGAATCGCTGGACGCTGACTCGGTGCCAGCTGCGCAGTTCGGTCTTAGAGTGGCCACAGGCGTCAGGGTCGTACCATGACGCCGTGACGGCGACACTGACTATCACGGAAATCATCGAATAAGGAGACTTTACCCATGGCACAAACCACAGCCGCCGTGACCGGTGCCGCCGCCACGGTTAGCATCTACGTAAGCGCCGCCTACGTGGACATCTCAGGAAGCTCGCAAAGCATTGACGCCGTCACTGCGACGGTCACCTCTGGCGAAGCCTACACCTTCGACGGCAACTACGCCATCACCACGGTGGGCAAATTCGAGCCCGTCGAAGTGACAGTGAACATCCTCTACACCGAGACCGCTGGCGAAGCGTGGATGTCCGCACGCACACTCTTCGAGGGACGCACAGCGACGAAGCTCAAGTGGCTTCCACTGGGCGCCGCCTCTGGCGCAGACACGTACGAAACCGGCACCGGCTACATCACCAGCATCGACTACCCACCGGTAGACGCTGCCAGTGCTGGGCCAATCATGGTCAGCTTCACGCTGCGTGTCCCGAGCATCACATACTCGAACACGTAATTCTTTGGGCTGGGCGGAGGTTCCGGCATCGCCTCCGCCAAAGCCAGATGCCAATGATGCCGAGGAGATGCCATGTATACCATTGTGATGCCCATCCTTCGCAAGTGCGTGACCGTGGACGACGGTCGAGACATTGACGACCTTCCTGCAAAGCACTTGCGCCTCATCGTGCAAGCGCTGATGAAGCGTGTCCAAGGTGACGACTTGGGAAACTAAAGATGCGGACATTGGCGCACCTCTGGACGTCAATGCCCGCACCGCTGGAATACATTGAGCTGATTCTGTGTCGTGATGTCTATCACTGCCCACCGCAAGACCTGCCCCCCTGGCATATCTGCGAAGAGGCACTGACCATGATGCAGGTCGAGGCGGATGTCAGAAAGAGACGAAGCCGTGGCTGAAGAGACCGTAATAATTCGATTCCAAGGCGACGCCACAAGCGTCGAAAAGGCGGCGAGCGATGCCGAGCGCGCCGTCGGTGGCTTAGACAAGGCGGCGAAGTCTGCCGGCGGTGGCTTCGATGTCCTCGGCGAAATCGCCACCGGTGCTATGCGCAGGATCGGCGAGGCGGCTATCGGCGCCATCGGCTCCGGACTGTCCATGCTGGGCGACGTCATCACCGACAGCATCGCCGAAGCGCAGGAGTTCCAAAGCGTCTTTGCCCAGACCCAAGCCGTGGTCGAGTCCACGGGCATGGCAGCGGGATTCACTGCGGAAGAGTTCGCAGGCTTGGCCAGTGACCTGAGCGCCGCCAATGGGCTGTCATTGTTCAGCGATGACGCCATCTTGGGCGCCACGAATGTCCTTGCCACATTCAAAGAAATCAAGGGCACCACCTTCGAGGATGCGACGCAAGCCATCCTCGATGTGAGCCAAGCCATGGGCACGGACTTGCAGTCATCGGCAATCCAAGTGGGCAAGGCACTCAATGACCCCATCGGCGGAATCTCCGCATTGAGCCGTGTCGGCATCCAATTCACCGCTGACCAAAAAGCGATGATTGAGGGCATGGTTGAGGCGGGCGACGTCGCAGGGGCGCAGGCGATTATCATCGACGAATTGAACAGCCAATTCGGTGGCAGTGCGGCAGCGGCGGTCAACACCTACGCTGGCCAGATGAAAGTCCTCGAAGAGCAGTTCAACGATGTCAAGCAACAGCTGGGCGATGCTTTGTTGCCTATCATGCAACAGTTCGGCGAAGTCGCAGTGACGTACTTGGTACCCGCAGCGCAAAGCGCCGCCGACGCCGTCATCGCCTTCATCGGAAGCTTTGGCCAGATTGATGCCTTTGCACTGACGGACAGCGCCATCGCCACGGTGACCAGCACCATGGACACTTTGCGCAGTGCCTTTGATACCGCCCTCGGTGCCATCATGGGGCAAGTCAACATATTCTGGGGCATCGTCGGCCCTATCTGGACGCAGTTCGTCGGCGTGCTCAGCGATGCCTACACACAGCTCGCACCACTTGGCGAGGTGGCAAAGACCGCCTTTGGCGACATCGCTACCGAAGGCGAAAAGATGGCGCCCATTGGTGAGTTCCTCGGCAACATTGTCAAGGCGGTGCTGAACGTCGCTGGCATCTTGGTGCAGGTCTTGGTGCCCATCATCAAGTTCGTCTTCCCGCTCATTGTGGACTACATACAGCAGACCATTCAAAACTTCATCTCGCTGTACAACACCATTCAATACGTCTTCTCTGGCGAGCTCCAGCGTGATATCACGTCGTGGTGGACGTCGCTCATCAATAACATCATCACGACGCTGACCGGCTTCATCGCTCGAGTGCGCCAGCTTGGTGCCGACATCGCCAACGGCATCGCCCAAGGCATCCAAAGCGCCGCCGGTGCAATCAAAGATGCCTTCGCCAGAACCATCGGCGACGCCATCGCCTTTGCCAAGCGCATCCTCGGCATCGCCTCGCCGTCAAAGCTCTTCGCCGATGCCATCGGTGTCCCGATCGGGCAGGGCATCGCCGCTGGCATCGTGCGAGCGTCGGGTGATGTGGCCAGTGCCATGGGCGCATCGGTGGGCAGTGCCGTCGGTGCCACACAGCAGACCATCCAGAACTTTTACCTCACTGCCAACTACGCCACGGCGCAAAGTCAGTCCGACTTGATGAGCGACGTGCGAGCGATGCAGTTACTCGCAGGGGGTGTCTAGTGTCATACAGCATCACCTACACCGTCGGTGGCACGTCGCTTGTCCTCAACGGCTACGACGCCACACTGGGCATGACGGTGAGTTACCTTGGCGACCAAGGCTTCGGCATGGCGCCACTCCACCGCATCACGCAAAGAGGACCGTTGCAGCAAGGCGACAGCGACATTGACTTTCGCCTTGACCCGCGTGTCCTGCAACTCCCTGTCTTCATCGACGCCACGACGATTGACCAGCACTACGCTGCACGCGCGAGGCTCCTCGCCGTCTTCACGCCGTCGAACGTGGTCGGCACTTTGACGGTGGCGACGTCGTCATTCAGCCGAAGCATTGACTGCTACGTCCTCGGCGGACTGAGCTTCGACGTGGACGCCAAGCAGGGCTACGGCGTGCGTGCGGTGATTCAACTTCGCGCGGCTGACCCGACATGGTACGACTCGACGCCAGTCACCTTGACCCTGACACCGTCAATCGCCGGCACCGCCTTCGCCATCCCGATGGCGATTCCGCTGACCATGGGCACGGCGTCAATCAACTCCACCACGACGGTGACCTATGCAGGGACGTGGCTGAGCTATCCCATCATCACCGCCGTCGGACCAATCACCGGACTGACCATCACCAACAACTCCACTG